AACATATCAATATATTATACTCCAATTCACTATGGATTATCAATTATTTCACAATTATTATTATACTTGCAATTAATCTTAGTTGCGGTAAATATTACTTCTCATATTTTACCACATTTTACAATTAGAATTTGACGAATATTTGACGAAATAAAAAAGAGGGTAGCAATTATGCTACCCTCTAATACGTTTAGTCTAATTCAATTAATCGGTGTAGTTCGCCGTTTACAAACCACATTTCACACGTTACGTTATCGCCATCTTTTAGAGTGTCCATATATAACCCCTCTTTATTTGGTTGAATATCTTCTGCAAATTGATGTGTTTTTCCATTGAATGTAAATACTTGTGCCATAATGTTTTCCTTTCAGTTACAAAATAATAAATTTTCAACTGTCAATTAATAGTTGATTGTTGCAATCCGTGCAACTCGGAGATAATTTAGATCACCATTCCTTTACTGTGTAAAGTACGCTACCGCCCTCTAAATGTTGTCCGTTGAAATGTGTCAACACTTCAACTTTACCTGCTTGATAGCCTATGGTTTCATAGGCTTTATTATCTATCAAAGTAACACCCGCTTTTATCTTGTGTCCTTTGTTTAGATTGATTTTGTACACATCGACTTTCTGTTCATCGGTGTTAGCAACTACTGCTGTTCTATCAGTTTTTTCTGTTGCTGCTTTAGGTACATTAGGATTGCTATGTGCAATATCCTGTTTTACCTTTTCTGCAGCCTTTTCTACAGTAGGTGCTTGTGTGTAATAAGTCGCTATTGGTTGAGTACTTTCCTTTTTGGAAATAACTTCTTGTGCTTCTTGCTCAGTAACATGGATTGATTTTGACAACTCTTGAGGCGATTTCGCCTGTTCTTGTGTGAGTACAATAGGCTTTTCTAATTGTTTTTGTTTGTGATGATATATCAATACACCAACAATAGCGATAAAAACGCATAGGATAATCGCTACGGCTATTTTGTAGTGTTCCTTGATAGTTTTATTATCTTGCTAATTAACATGGCTTACACCTCGTTTAATTAAATTTAGTCTAAATCGTTCCATCGTGCATCATAACCACGTACATCTACATGCACGAAATCTTGAAAGTAATATCTGCCAATACCAATTCCTTCACCTAACACTTCGCTTGCACATTCTTCTGCTAAATTAGCTAGATAATCTACATCAATTCCATCGTATGTAATATCTGCTGCCGTACCCAGAACGTGTTGAGAGTTAGAGACACCACCTACTTCTGCGTTATGAATAGGGCAACGATAACCACTCAAAATATATACAGGAACACCCAAGCGTTCACGAATTGCATCTAGCAAATCCACCAATCGTTTATCAATCACATGATCTAGGCAAGGTGTGCCATCATCATGAAATCCGTGATTGCCACATTTACACGCAAATTCGCTTTCATCAAAATATTTACCAACTTTCATATTCATATCTCCTTTACTAAAAGAGGGTGCTAATATTAGCACCCAATATCTTCCTTTTTTGTTTCTTGTTCTTTCATATATTGGGAACGCTTAACTCCACCAGTAGCGCCGATATAACCGCCCAATACACCGACTATAACGCTTGCCAAATCTTTTTGTTCAAGATAGATAGTCATGATTAACGCACTAGCCAAGGCAATCAGCGTAATCATATCCTCATAGTTAATCTTCATTTAATCGCTTCCTTTACCGATTTGACGAAATCAATCACCTGTTTAAACAATCCTATTGCACGCTTGAACCACCTCGTTTCTACTAATTCGAGTTCTATCATGTTTTCTACACACGATGCTAATTCGATAAATATAGGTATCAAATACAACAATGTGCATAGGAATACATCCACACGGCCTAATACAGGTACTACCACATCAGGCAATGTTAATAGAATGAATGCCAATAAAAAAAGCCACGGATAGGATTTGACTAATTTCTTAGTCATATCCGCTCGTAGCTTGCCACTTACTAAAAATCGTTTATGCTTTCCGTTAATTTCTACTGTAGCCCAACCTCTCCACAGGATAGCTAATACAGTATTTTTGATTGTAACTTCTCTCTTTGTTGCTAGGTTGTAATTTCTAGCTTCAACCAGCACTCGTAAAACTGTATCTATAAACACAAGAATAACTGTTGTGAATATAGCCAATGATATGCGTACCGCTTCACTCACATTGAACACCTCGTTAAATATTGGAATAAAGATTTCTATCATACTATGCTCCCTGTAATTGTTAGTCTATTTTATTTGATCTACTAATGGTGAAATTATGTTCACTGATTGCAACTCTCCAATCATGAAGAATTCTATCTGTATCATTTTTAATCTCAACACTATATATATTTGTTATAGAATTATAACGATTTAATATGACTTTATAAAAATTTGATTTCGATACAATAACTTCTTTGTTGCCAGGAACGATAAAATATTTGCCTATCGGTAAATAAATATCAAACGCATGTGTTTTTTCAACAACACTAAACGTTTTATTTTCAAAAAAAGTCGGATCTTTTTGCACATAAAAACTCTGATTGTTCTTTCTAACAATCAACTTAGTAGCATTATTCCCTAATCGTGCATACTGTTTTTTGTTTCCGTTAGATACAGTTAAATATTCATTACCGCCGATATCTCGTGCATCATCTGTCAATCCAAATTCCTCGAATTGACCTTTAATATTTACTACTAACTTAGCCATCTATGTATACCTCGTTTGTTCCGTTCGCACTCCATAACTGCAATCTGCTATTTAACGATGTTTGTACTCTTCCCCAGCTACTCCATTCATCAGCCATGAAAGTACGATGATAGGTTTCACCATTTAATGCATGCAATGTTTGGTCGATTAATTTGCCATCTCCAAAGTTAAAGACAATCAACATGCCTTGCTTATGCGAACGTGGTGGATTATTAGCACCGCCATCGAAATTAATTTCATAGCATCCTTGCGTTGTGAGTGTGTTCCAATCTGTTGCGGTGTCTAACTTAGAGTATGGAAAACCAAACGAACCTGCATCGTCTTTTTTAACAAACACTTCATCGGCTTTTTTCTTGTTGTAAATGGCGGTGTCATAATGTTTGGTGGTTAATACTGTGTAGCTATCTGTGCCATCATAGTGTTTAAATTCTTTGCCTTTAACATATGTATTAACAGAATCATCACCAAGTTCAACGTTGCCAGCGGTAGATACTTTAGCCATACCAACACCATGTCCATCAGGCTTATATCCCTCAATCAAGGTATTGTTAGCCATTTTAAGCGCACCGCTTAATGTACCACCTGTTAATTTGAGATAATCAAGCGTTGCCAATCGAGCCGTATTAATTGAGTTTTGATAATCTCTGTTCGGATTGCCTATATAAATATCTACTTGATGTCGTTTACTAGGCTTTTCTGTTAGCACCGCAAAATAGAATTTGCCATTACAGTACGCTATATCTTCAATTTCGGTAGTTTTATTGATTTCGATAATTTGTTTGACTGTTCCGAACGGTGTACATTCTACCAAACTACCGAGCGTTGCACTCATGATGCAACCGTTAAGCATCAATGCCCCATTATTATTAAAGTCATCGTATTGGTAGTCGATTTGATAAGTTTTCATTTTTTGGAAATCATCATTGTACAAGTTGACTTCACGCAATCGTTGTTGACCGCTAATTGGTACGATGCTTACATAAGTCCGTGTGATAGGATCATATCCAATATTAAATACACGTTCATTCAATGTAATAGTCTTTTCAAATGTCATAGTATCCGCATTAAATACAGATAAGTTATTTCCATTCTTCAAACCATTAGCAAGATAAATTTTGTTCGTGTTTTTGTTGTAGCACATAGTGTTACAATGCCCCATTCGTTCTTGGTCGCTAAACTTATACGTGCCTACAATTTCGAATGTATCTGAATTGAGTTCATATATATTTTGCTTTGTACCATCACTATTGATACAAGCTAGTACAAATACATTCTTTTTATCGTTGTAGGTAAACCCTTGACATTGATTTACCTCATCGCCATATTGAATATTTTTAACAAATGCGATATTGGATGCACCTTTTAACATTGGTGTTTCGGTAGGATAGAATGGCTTAATGTTGTTGTATGTACCCATATCCATAACACTATCAACAGTATCAAATGAAACATGTTCATTCACTTTGTAGATGCCATTAGGGATTAACAATATTTTGTTTTTTAAATTATCGTTAGCACGTTTGAACGCTGCCGTATCATCCGCTACACCATCACCAACTGCTCCAAAGTCTTTAACAGATACGATGCCATATAGGCTATCTTTAGTGATAAACTTTGTATCTGCTTCGGTTTTTGTAATCAAACCACCGCCATGAGGCAAAGCGATTTGTTCCGCTTTATTGGCTGCGGCTTCTGCACGTTCCGCCGCATCTGTTGCTTGTTTAGCAGCACTTGCCATTGATGTTTGTTTATTATCAATGCCTGTTTTTAACATGCGTGCTTGGCTCACCAACTCATTAATATCACGCTTATCAACTGTGGTTTGCCCTGCATACGCTTTTGCATCTGCCACTAGCTTTTCTGCTTTCGTTACATTAGCACTCGATGTATCAAGTGCCTTATTGCTAGTTGCCAATTTATCATCGACTGTACGGCTTAATTCTGTAATTTCACCGCCCAATGTTTTAATCGTTTCTGCATTAGCATTGATAGCCTCGCTTTCTGCTTTGATTTTTGTATACGCATCAATCGCATCATTCGCTGCCTTTGTTGATGTATCTACAATCTTACGTGCAACTGTAGTTGCATCCTCATCGCTACTCACACGGATTAATAAGGCTCTATTCATCTTCTCCTGCATTTCTTGCAAAATCAATGTTACCTTATCCGTCATGTGTTCAATATTTTGGAAAGGATATTCGTCAGGCAAATCAGTATCCTGTTCAATTGGTGTTCTACGTTCAAGAATAATTTTGTGAGTATTATCTAATGGATCACCATCAACAGGATATGTTAATATTTTGTTTTCCTTGTCGTAATCGATATTTCCTGTTTGCACACTTTCTGTGCCGTTAGCATCAACAATGATTAAAGCTATATCTTCAACTTTATTAAAATCATACGGCCATACCCATTTTTTGTTTGCTCCATCACATTGATAAACTACACTAGTTTTTTTGACTTCTGGTATCATATGTACTCCTTTCAATTAAATAGGACTACCCATAATTGAGTAGTCCTTATTTATCAATATTTATTTTGCTTTTTTTCCTTTTGTTTTTCTTTCTTAGATTTCAATCGTTTATCAAAGATGACGGAATATAGCAAATCTTCGAGCTCTGCATCTATATCCGTTAAACCGTATTTTGCAATTGTCATGACGCCATCGGTTAGTGTATTGCTTAACCCTGTCATAGAATTGGCAAATTGTAGTCCTGCACGTCCTACGTCCGTCCAATCCTTTTTACTACTATTCACAGCAGTAAATATATCATCGATTTTATCGATTACCGCATAGGATAACGGCGACGTTCCACGATTGTATACCTTTTCGCCTAACATTCTATTCATAGCTTGTGTGATACCCTCACGCACGAACGGTACGCCCATGACACTTTGATTTACAAATTCTTTAGTTAATGACTTAGCTACTTTTGTAGGGTCATCGTCATCATCGCTACCAAAGAGATTATTATATATAACCATGATTACAGCTTGCATAAATAGGTCATAGAAGATTACACGAGCGAATTTCTTGAAATCCCCTCTATCTTTAAATGCATAGAATCCGTCAAGTTGCATATTCCATAGTGTGCCAGCATACGTGTAGAACGTAGTCGCAAAATTAGCGATAGTCCCTTTGTTACGTTGTATGCCTGCTTGGTCTTTAATATCACCACTACCAAATATATCAATGATAGCCTTATCAGCTAGTTCAATTGCTCGTTGGTCTGCCCACTCTAAAGATATACCCTCTTTTTGTACAAGTTTAGAATATTCCACATCGTATACATCTTTCCAAATCGGAACAGAAAGCATTAGATCCGTTTCAGCAAGTAGCCTGTAACCCCAACTATTAATAGCATCACGGGCCTCGCCTAATTGTTCCATGGTGTAACCGCCTATAGATTTACCATCAATCGTAAATCCTTTACCGCCGATTTCTAAACCTCTACGCATATCCTTATCAAGTGTTTGTACACGCTCACGGAGCATTACGGATTTTCCTAATACGAATTCATAAGTTTCGTTATACCGTCCAGAACCTCGGCCATATACGCCTACACCTGCACGATATAACGCACGCATTACTCTTGCTGCGCCTAATTGTTCCATAGCCACAGGAATATTCGCCACGTTTTGGATGGCTACACTTACCTTGCCTGCCATAACAGCAGATGAGATATTACGCTTAATCGTTTGCATCATATTGTCAAATTCGGTTAACCGAGATACTTCCGTTGTCCATTGATCTCGTACCCATTGGCGCAAGTATTGGTACTCACTAGCACCGAGTTTATTTGTAATATAGTCCGCAAATTCTTTACGATTAATTAACGTATTTACATCCGTAACCGCCTCACGCATCGTAATGTGATTGATGCTTTCTGTAATTGCACGAGGTATTACATCTAAAGACAATAACAATTGTTTATCTTTCACCTTATCAAGACGTGATTTAGTAGCACTCATGCCATAACCAAAGGTAGCATTACTACTCATGAATGATTGTGCTATATCTTCCATTTCATGATTAGAAGATTTACCGCTAGTCTTAGGGTCGTACATTATAGGGTAATATTGCCCCTCTATGGTACGTCCGCCGATTCTAAATGTAATTCCTTCTTCTTTCTTTAATGGATTACCTGTCATGCGTTCTTGTACTGCACTACGTTCTGGATAAAATGAGTTGATTTGCTCCCATTCACGGATAATAAATTCCCAGTCTCTATCATCGAGTACGTCTTGGAATAGTCGTTCTATTTCAACCTCATTGGCTTTTACGGTCTCTATAGCACGTTGTCTATTACGTTCTGTCCCCCAATTCAAGGCTAGGGCCATAACTTGCTCTTTAGTGAGGTTTCTTGCGTCCCCTACTTGATAGCCTCGTTCGTTACGGATTTTATAGAGTTCCTTACGAGAATATAATGCTACGTTTTTAGCTAAGCGCATCGTTTCACTTTCAAGACGTTCGTTGAAATGTTGCCGTGCACGGTTAATAGTATCGTAGATATACATTTCAGCAGGGCCACCCTTGCCACCATCTAAACGGCGCAAGATGGTTTTGATTTGTTGTAACGATTCAACGAAGTTAGCCACCTTATTGAATATAGCATTTTTAGTAGTCTTGCTATTTTCAATGTTGAAAGTGCTTTCTTCTACTTCGCCAAATGTTTCAATAGCCTTATCAAGGATATCACGTTCTACATAATCAATAGATAAAGGATTGTCGTTTTCGGTTAAAAAGCTATTATGCTCATATTCCCTACGTCCGTTTTGATACATGCCAGTCATTAATTCTTCGAGCATGTTCAATTCATTAACGGTTAAGGTAGCGAATGTACGAGGTGATTTAGCATTAAAAATACTGCTTACAGTATCATCCATACTAATTAATGTATTGAATCCTGCTATACCTGCGTCTGGGTCAAGTCGATTAGTAATAACCGTTTCATCAAATCCATCTGTAGGCATCAATCCGTCACGCTTAATCAACCCCATTTGGTACATCATATGAGTATAGAAGTACCGCAATTGATGGTCTAGCATTACAGGGTTTTTCGCACGAGTAATGCGTGCATTTTGTTCTAACAATTTAGTACGTAATTTCTTGATACGTTGTTGATTTTCAAATGCCACTCTAGCCCTTGCTTGATTCATCATTTGAGATTGTTTATGCTCTAATGCTTCCTCTACCTTATTAACGGCTAATGCTCTATCTGCATTCTTACCATCTCTGATTGCTTGATTTTGGTATTTCTTATATTGGCTCGCTTGTGCCAATGTCAAATCACCTAATTCAGCACGGGCCTTATTCATGTATTTAGGAATAGTGCCAAATCCACCATCACGGATTGCACGAACAGCATTAATGCGTTCTTGTAACTGTGCTTTCAATTTCTCTATTTTATCTTCGGCTTTGTCGAGTTCCTTAGAAGTAGAGTTCAATTCTTTAGCTACTTTTGCATTATCCTGTTTGATTTGTTCCGCTTTAGTAATTGCCTTTTCAATCGGTGCTAGTTCCGCATCAAGATTTTCTCTATTAGGGTCTAACCGCTGCAATTTATCCAATAGTTGCCAATTGTTAGCCAAATCCTTATTAGTATATTGCTTAATAAGTTTAGCCTCTTCTTCTGTAAGTGCCATTTGACCTTGGTTAGATAATAGCATTTCTTCCGCTATTTGCTCATTGGATTTTCCGATATTGTTGACCTCAACAAATTCGGATCTTGCGTGTTCCATCTCTTGCTTAATAGCATCTTCAAAGGTGGCCCCTGTTTCTTCTATTTCTGCTTTCTTTAGGTTTTCGATGTTGCCGTATTGAGTATTAACCAATGCAGCATCACCCAACGCATCATATTTTCTATGCTCTTTGTACGTTGGATAAGTATCAGCTAATCGTTTTTCGATTTCCGATTGTACATCGTCTTTCACTTCTTCCCATTCTTTAATAGGTCGATTATCTAGTTCTTTCATGTACTTACGCATTACACGTTCTTTAGCTTTTTCTTTAATGTCAGCGATGTATCCTTGCACTCGTGCCTGTTCGGTTTCGCTCAATTGTTGATACAATTTTGTATTTTCAAATTGCTCTAATGCTTGTTCATGTGCGTAGTTTTCAATGTCATCTTGTGTAGCTATCATGCGTGCCATTATATCTTTAATGTCAGATGGTACTTCACCGCCTAAACGTTGTACACTACGATAAATACGAGTTAGCCATTTAGAGAATTGACGGAATACTCGTTGTAGTCCTTTAGTTGGTGCTTCGCCACTTCGCAAGTAGCTTTCCCAACCTCGTGCAAATTTCTCGTGTGCTTTGGTATTATCTACATTTTCGCCATCAATCCAACCGCTCCACTCTTTGAGTGTGTTCCAATCATCAATTAATTGTTTAGGTGCATTGTCCATAGATGCTAGTTTTTGAATATCATCAAAGAACACATGGCCCATTTCGTGTAAGAATGTACTTCTATCTGCTGTTTTGAAAATGCTGATAATGCGTTCACCATCGCTCATGATTTCGGTCATGCCATTAACAGATTGGTTGTATTTTTCAATGACTTTGATTGCTTTATCATCGAACACTACATAGCATCGTCCGTCTGTATATCCATCATATGTAATGCCCTTAACACCAGTTGAGTTTAAAAATTCAGATGCACCTTTATCACCGCCAAATGCTTTTGACAATGCAACATAAACATCTCTTCCTGTATATGGTGTTTTTGTAAATGTATCACCAATACTTTCCAAGATCTTATCTTCTTTTATTTTTTCTTTTTCACCCTCAACTTCTTTCTCTTTTTCTAGTGCCGATAACTTTTCATTAATTTCACCTATTAGCTTTTTAGCCATTTCAAATGTATTATCCGCTTTCAACTCGTCAAAGTTATATCCGTACTCAGCAGCAGCTTCTCTAGCGATTTTTTCTTTTATCTTATTTACATTGTTTGTTAAAGCATCAGCTATATAATCCCTATCTTGCTTTATACTCTGTATTTTGCCTAGTAATTTTTTATACTCTTGATTGGTGGTATAGGATGGATGCTCTTTATAGTAATCTAATAAAGCTTTTCGCTTATCGATTTCTAAATCATTAACGGCTGATACTATCTTATTGATAATATCTTTATTTTGCTCTTTGAAATATTTATCTTCATCAAGCATTGTTTTTTCATCTGGGATTTCAACTTTGAATAATTTCGGATTTGTAGTTCCTAATCTTTTAGACAATACTTTTTGATAATTCCTAGATACTGATTTTTTCTTAGCAAAATACAATCCCCAACCATGTGCTTGATTGCCCTCACCAGTACCAATAGCACCTAAATCAAATGTGTCAAAGTCATGTGGTGAACCATGCCATGCGGATTGATAATATTGATAATTTTGTTGTTTTCGGAGCTTGTCTAAATCTACTTCTGTTGATATACTATTAGTAGATATAAACCGATTAGTGATTGGTTGGGCGATTTGTTGCCTGTTGCTCGTCACTACTCGGTTTATTTTTTTTGTATTAACATATAATAAGTTGTTAACTATCTGTTTATTATACCAACTATCACTGCTTCTAGGTGTAACAGTTTTTACTTTTGTTAGATTTAGTCCAGTATTTGTTTTCGAAAAAGTCAATACAGCTTGTATACTTTCACCTTTAGTATTAGCACTACCATTATTAGTTGAATACAAATCAAGTACAACAACAACTTCGTTTTTATTTACCGATTTGTTTTTTGTATCGTAGTTATAAAAAATTGCAACAGGATTAGCTATTTTTTTGGGTAACTGTTTAACATCATCAATAGCTATTTCGTTTTTGTGCTTTCCAATTATTATTTTAGCGATAATACTTGGGTCAATGTATATGCTACCGCTTTGATAACCAAGCATAGTAAAGACTAATGGTGTATCCATTAAACGAACGGAATTGTTTAATGTTACTCCTGCTAACTGTTGATCAACAATCTGTTGCCACGCTTTTATATCAGCCTCTAATTTTTGCTGCATTGTTACAGATTGTGTGTATCCATTTTGATTATCTAAAACCGCATTCATATTGATACGCACGCTATCACGCAAATAATCCATAGCAGTATAACCACCACGGCCCTTTTGTCGCATATATTGTGCCATTACATCAGCATGGTGTGCCATCAACAACGCATTAGCTTTTGCCGTTTCACGTTGTTTTCTGTCTGTACTTTCACCAATTGCTTTAACTACTTTGTTGTACACATCATAGCCACTTTTGGATAATTGCATCCGTAGTGCTATATCGTTATCGGCTAAGGTAAAAATCTTATCATGCAATCGCTCAAGGCTTTCAATTTGTTGTAGCGTATGCTCCATATCAGCATGATGGATATTGCTTTGGTTAAGTGCTTCCGCATTATCAGCAAATGCAATTTGTGCTTTCGCTACGCTTGAATGAAATGCTGCACGTCTACGTTCTGCATTCGTGCGTGGTGATTTACCGCCATTGTTAGACTTGTAATCAGTCAGCCATTGTGGCTCTACACCGCTTGCCGTAGCTTCTTTAATATCATTGTCCATGTTGTCAAAGTCGCTTGCGTAGGTTTCACGATACTCTTGCACTAGGTTTTTGTACAGGTTGTTGTATGCTTGCTTAACCTGCGTAGGGTTAGCAAATACTTGGTCTAGTACTTCACGATCTACATCGCTTGCATCTTCAAATTCATCACGGATAATGCTTTCTTTAACTCGTGCTGCTTTCTTTTCTGTTGCATCAACTAGGTTATTATTAAAGGCTTCCACTTCCGCTTTTGCACGTTCAAGGGTTTTCATAGACATACCACCACGAGTAAAGTACGTGCTTTCCTCTAAGGCTTTTACGGTTTCCTCGGTTAAACCACCGCTCAACTGTGCGTATTTGCCAATTGGTACTGCTATATCTGCATCCGCCTCGATGCTTTTGGATACTTCCTCTTGCGTTACCAAACCACTATCAATCATATTTTTAATAGCTAATTGCCCCTGTTCGGTTTCTGCCATTTCATTGACATTTACATATGCAGTAGATACACCTACTTTATCCCCCTGTGCTTGTACGATTTTTCCGTATAGTTCAGGGTTTTCTTTTGCAATTTGATTGGATGATGCATCTTGTTTTAGCGATTGCATAATTGCGTGTCCGTTGCGGTTTTGTTCAGCCATCACCGCTTGTTGTTGCTCTTCTGGTGTTAGCTTTGTAAACTCATGAAACGCTTTCATTGTGTGTACGCCACTTACACCGCCACCAAGTGTGCCTAAACCAATCACCGCAGGTAGTGCTTGTAGCATCGCACCGCCTGCACCTATTGCAATATCACCAACTGAATATGCATCCTCTAAGTCGTTTGCATTGCGGTAAATGTTATGTTGTACCTTTTCATTGACATCTTGTAAACCTTCTTCAGCTAACTCCGAACCGCTAGCTTTTAAGGATGCTTTCGCCATTTGTCCGACTGTAGCACCAATACCTCTATCAAATGTTTTAATCGTGTTAGATGTAGCACCCTCTAATGATTTTGACATAATGGATGCTGGTGCTACTTTACCTACACCTTTAATCATGAAACGTGTTGATACCATTTCAATACCAGTATCAATTACAGCAAATGACATGGCGTATTTATAGGCTTCATCATTAGAATATACTCTATTACCTTGTGCATCACGTTTATTTATTAATTCGAGGTATTTATTGCCAAATGACATCTTATACATATTGTATGTCATATCAATGCCGCCACCCCATTTAGCACCAGTTGCAGCACCTGCACCAATACCAACACCATCCGTGGCTAAACCGCCGATAGCACCACCAATTACAGCACCTACAATTGCACCTCTGCCGCCATGTTTCCCCATCATATAGGTTTGTGCAGTAGCATCGCCTACAATAGCTTGAAACGGACTATCTAATGCATCTGCCTTGCGATATTGTTGTAAGTTGCCTTGCAAGCGTTCCATTTCATCGGTTAGTTCTTTGATGCGGTCTTTATCGGTAGTATGTGCTAATTCAAAGCCTACATTGCCTAGTTTGATTTGGTCATTCATCGCCCAAACACTTTGCTCAATCGCATCAAATACACCACGAGTAGCTTTTACTGATTGGAGATTTTGAATAGCTTGAATGCCCTCTGCTTGTGAATTGTATTTCACTTTATATAATTCAGGGTATTCATCGTAGATTTCTTGTACTGTTTTACCCCTATCAACTTGTGCAGCCAATGTAGCAGCATTTCTGAACCCATCTTCACCGCCATTTAATATTACATCTGCACCGATATGCAATTTATGTGCATAGTCCAATGCCTGACTGGCTCTGATTTGCTCATCGTTATAAGCGTAATTAATAGCAGATTGTTTAAACATGATATTAGTTACTGCACTTTGATTTAAAGGAACACTATTTGCAATAACCGTCATTGTGTCCAATGCCCTTGATTGCTTCGGCTCTTCACCATTCACATTAACAATGTACCCATTGTTATTATGTGTCGGGTCAGATACAGCATCAATGACATTGCCAACAATACCATTAACTGGTTGTAATTCAGTTGTATGTTCTCCTAGATTAAATGTTCCATTCGGTTTGTACTTGTCATAATGCCATTTAGCCATATTCTATCCTCACTCATTTCTATTGCCATAAGTATTGTGGAATACACTCTCTTCCACATCCTCGAATGTGCCATCTGCACGTTTTAACCTTACATAATGTCCGCCATCATCACCCATAATTGGTTGATAGTCAACAAATCCATTACCGAGTAATGTCATAGGTGCGACTTGGCTGCTGTAATTATCGCCATCCTGCCACCAATGATTTACTTTTGTAGTTCGTATTGTTTGTTCAGATGCTAACTGGTTAGCATACCATACTTGGTTTCCATAACTTGGCTCTTCGCCTGTTTCCGCAACAACCTGTCTATACCATGACGAAAACCCTTTTCTAAACCCATCTTTCGCCATTGCTTTTTGCATATCAGATAGTCCATCCAATGCACCATCAAGAATAGGTTTAACTTGAGATATATCAACAGAATAACTCCCTGTGCCATTATCCCTATCAGTCAATTCTTTATTCAAACTGCTTTGTTCTTCCATAGACAAACTTCCGTTTTCTGCAGCGTATTTTAAGATGGTTTCTGATGATGTTCCGTTTTCAATCATCTGCATGATGTTGGCTTTGTACATTGCGTTATTTTGTGCCGCACGTTCTGCACGTTCCGCCTTTATGTATTGATTTCTTACACCACCAAATGCAAGTGTTAACTCTTCGTTTCCAGCTGTTGAATTATCTAGGAAATTCGCTAATTCTGCATTAGACGCTCCGTTCTTTTGCATTTCTAAATACTGTAATTGAATCGCTTTCTTTTGTCTATTCAACTCCTCGGCTCTAGCTTTCTTACGCTTGCCAGTTTCTACATCATAAGCCTTAATATACATCTTGCGTAGTTCCATGAGTTCGCCATCTGTATATTGCTTGCCACTACCGCTAAACTTCCCTACACCAACTACAGGATAAATGTCTGTGCTTACAATCGATACACCACCGCTACCAGCTTGTGCGACTTTACCATCGCCCATATAAACCCCTACATGGGTTACACCCATATATGCTTGGTTGTCGGTGTTTACTGCGTTAGGGTCATTGCTTGTTGCCCATCTACCCTCATTACTTGGTACATGCCAAAATACTAAATCGCCCTTTTGTGCTTGCGATATATCTTTAACTAACTTACCCTCTTGTTCCGCTTGTAGATATTGTCCATCTGCGGTGCGGTAGTTGAGGCTAACACCAGCACTTGCCAATGTATCAAGCGTGAATTTGCCGCAATCTGTAGCATCGCCACCATCACTACCTAAGATATAAGGCTTACCAATCGATGTATTGACTGCATTATCCAACGCATTGACATTGATTGCACCACCTTTATTTTGATTTCGTTTATGTTCAATGAAAGCATCGGCTGCTTTTTCCGCTCCATCTTCGCCAAATGCATCCACATCACCAACAATGCTATTGTCGATGCTTTGTTGATTGTTGACTTGTGCGAATGCTACATCTGCTTTAGATAGTACGCTTTCACTTACTCCTGCTTGTCTTAATGCTGCGATGACTTGCGGCCCAAAAGTAATATCATTTCTTGTAACCGCCTCATTAACTACACCTTGTCCGATTTCATCAATTACAGATTGTTTCTTGCCTTTAACGTATTCTTCGCCACGATCACCATACATCAATTCAATATTTTTATTAATTCCATCAAGTGTAGATGCTACGATATTCGGATTGTTATATCCTAATACCGCTATCTGCCTTGATTGATTAATATTGTTATTAAAAGTTACATCTTTGTATTTCTCACGTTCCGAGCGTTCGTGTACTTGAACCCTTGTTCCGTTGCTTATAGTGTCATTTTCTGCCATTCGTAAAAAGCGTTCACGGATGCGATTATTGTTAGGTAGATGACTTAAAATTTCATGTCTTGCTTTAGTTTCTAATTCGTTAAACGTATAACCAATGTTAGCAGCACCGCCCAACTCTGTATGGAGTAGTCCGTCATGCTCATTAGTTAAGTACTCTGACATTCTTTTTTTGTAATCTGTTTCGGCGTTCATATAGGCGATATTCAAATCTTCATCTAGTTTCTTTTGAAATTGTTCATTGATATTGGCTAAACCGCCAGCAATACTACGTACTCCGCTTTGGTCTGCACCATAAGCCATTTCATTTGCGTATCCGTGAATATTACCATTGATGGTATTTAAGCGTTGCTCTTGTTCATAATTAACTAATTTCATAACTACCTACCATAAGTCCATACTTTTCTAACAGTTTTTACAGGCCTTTCAGTAGCACTTGTTAAATCACCGCCATATTGAGTAATGTATTTACCGCTGCCGCTATATTGTTGTTTAAGTCCATACATACTAGATGCACCACTCAATATAGTACCAATCATCGCTAACCGCCCCTGTGTTTTAGCGTTCGATGCGGATGCTCTTGCTGTGCTTGCCTCGTTGCGGTAGTTTAAACCATTTAGATATTCATTATAGATACTGTTGTTTTTGTTGCTTTCCCAGTTGCGAATATCCTTGTTGTATTCATCATAGCTACTAGCCATTAATTGTAATGGTGTACCACTCATGGATAACCCTGTAGCGCCTGCTTCTGCCGTATTCTGACCTGCAATTAAACGCATTTTATTGTCCATCTTATCACGCTCTTGTAGTGCTTGGTTGGCAATATCCTGTTGTTTCCTATCAGATATACGTGCATTAGCTTCCGCTGCTTGTGCCTGTGCATTGTACATAGCAGTTTGTGCCTTAGCCTGTTGGTGTTGCCCCCATAGCGTTGTTACCAATTGTCCAGCCATTAATGCAATAGGATTACACATTCGCATCCCCCTTTCTCAATGTAAATAGTTCCATTCCGTTATGTGTAATATCAGAATGAATAACCGCCCCTAGTGATGTAAGCCATCTCTTGGAGCGGTTGTTATCTTTGTGTATGAAATTGAATAAACATTCATGGGTGGATAACCACCCATTTATGATTGCGTTACTCCTCTTTAGAAATTCCTTTTGTAGTTTCAAATTAGTATCTAATACTTTGTTTCCCAAGAAATAAATGCAGTACATTCCATTAATTGGCTTTTTAGAGATACCATATACCGCTATCGGTAAATCATTCTCAATTACTATATGGTTTTCATAATCATCACTACATATATCCCTTACAAAATCATTTTTTCCATAATTCGGAAAATTTTGGTTCGCTATATCGACCTCTAAGGTGTCTATAGTCCGTAAGTTGATATATAAGTCATGAATTAATGAAGCGTGCCTTACGTGGCAAATCTCAAAGTCCTGTAACATTTGGGAATCCTCCGCCTATTTCTACCTCTCTTGTAACGCTCAAAAGGTTAAATGGATAAGGTTTTTCGTGCAAAATACATACAGATACATCCGTTGAGTACACTCCATCGAATTTTGGCAATATACATACCTTATCTCCGCTATATAATTTGAGTGGCGGTAGAGAGATGTCATCCATATGGTTGAAGTTTCTTCCGACTTTACCACCGAACGAATTTAATAAATTCATTGATAGCCTACTCATCGTTAATTGTCTACCTTGCAATGTACCATCTTGTATTTGCATTTCGATACTTGGGATACGTAATCGTGTAGTATAGTTAATACCAACAGCTACGCTTTGTGCCTTGCCATCGATATTGATAATTGCCGTAGGTGATACTTCCTTAATTGGCCGTTCCCTACCATTTACAACAATCTGCACATCTTCACCAATCAGATGCGGTACTGTGATAGTACTGATATTCTCTGTGCTAGTTTGTCTGATATAGCAATCCATGTACACATTGTTATTGTCAGCGTTATACATCGGTTCAAATCGTTCTATACACATGACTGTACCGCTTTTGAATTCACGCTCAACGATAACATATAGACTATCTTGTTCGCCCTCTGCCACGCTCTCAACATATTTGTATTTGCCTTTAGTGGTGAAATGCGACCATGCATACACCTTTTGCTCAGGAATGTAAGTTAGACAATCGATATTGCCATCATCTGTAACATAGTAAACGATACTATCTGGATCTTGTACATAAGCGCTCGTAATAAAGTTACGATACTTGGTTAAGTGCTTAACGAAAAGAGTTAAGTCAGCCCCTGTATAGTTATCACTTTCATAAGAATAACCCATATCACGTACTACGCACCCTCTAGCTTGTACGTATACACATCTATTCCCTATGTATTGTGGCTCACATTCAGATGCACCACGTTGGGTTTGTGTGCGTAGATTGCAGTTAGTAGGTGTAATAGTCTTAGAACCATCTATAATCCATTCGTTGCCGCTTGTCAAAATCAATAAGTCATTAGCAGGTATCAAATGTCTAATGTCATACATTTTTCGATTAATTACTGGTAGTGTGATTGCACTATCATCTGTAATCGTACCGCCTACCTTTTCTACACCGAAGTTAGAATAATCACCTGTGCGACTAAACCATATGTAGTTAGGATATTGAGCGCTAGACGCTAGGACAAATCTATCTTGGTAAAACGTACATACACGAGGATAACCAAGACCTTTGCCCCATTGTCCAAATCTGAATTTAGTTGTGGCTTCATTTTCTACAACGCTATTCAATACATTTACTTTAACGTGCTTACTATCAACAAATTCTTTAATTTCAACTACACCATAGTTGGAATGTGGCAAGAATGATAGGTCTACATTAACGCTACCGCCTTTCAAATCAGATACAACTTTCAATCTAGCACTAGGTGTAACCTTGCCTGTATCCGTTACATTGTAATCGTTGTTAGATGTGTACACTCGGTAATCTTTCCATGTTGTACCACCATCGTTACTGATTTGAATTTTAACAGTACCATTCCACGTGCCGTGTGATGTGAATTTCCATGATAAATCCTCATCACTACTGAATTGTTCTACATCATAATTGATATTGTTATAATCTGTATTATGCACTTCGTGGCCGTTTTCACCGCTATATACCCACCTACTACTCTCAATTACTGAGCCAGTACTGCTAGTTGTAATTGCTTTTACATAGTGTTCAATCTGCATTACCGAGCCTACCATGTCAGCATTGAACATGTCTTTTGTAGCAGTTAATGTATCGCCATTTAATGTAACAGTACTTTCTTTGTCAATATTTACTTCGCCGTATGGTTGCTCTGATAACCTGTATGTATCAAATCGCCAGTCTGTATCACTATATCGTGATACTGTTTTTACTGGATATTTACCACTACAAATAAACATTACATCGCCACTTTGGATGCAGTTCAATTTATCAACAACATCACTTTCAAATGGTGTTTCTAGTTCGATACCTGTATAAATACCATTTCGCCATACTCGGATATATCGCTCACCGATTTCAAGCAAGAATGATTTATTATTTTCTGCCGTAAATTCAAATAGCCGTGTAGACTTATCCTTGTTTTTAACCTGTCCTATATATTCTGAACCTTGCCGTCTAGCCACTGCACCATATGGACGAATGACTGCATTTTCTGCTAATAGCAACGCACTTTTGAATTGGTCGAGATCATACCGCCTAGATACATCAGGCGAAATCTCACCAGTTGTAAATGCAAGTTGTGAAATGTACATCGGTTTCATGATTACCAACTCCTTGCTTTTACATAGTTAGACACATAAGGCATATCTTGCCTACGTTCCTTAGCACTTAATGATTTAGCCTCTTGTGTGGCTGCTTGATAGAGTTTGTAGCATTGGTCGAACAAGCCACTATTACCAGTTAATGGCATGGCTAATTCTGCACCCATTTTTGATTTTAAAGCCTGTACAAATACAGGACTAAATATATCTATATCTTTCACATCGTACACATAGTCAATGTACGCAAGCGGTACATCGCTCACTATGTACTTTGTGTTATCGTCAAAAGTAAACACATCATATTCCTTTTGGCTTTCCGCTCTAAACCGTTCACCCTTAGGAATGACCCCTAAAATACGTAAGCACTTTTCAGGATATGCATATACAAATTGATAGCCATCCAATTTATGCATTGATTGGATGCACTTCTCACGCTTTCGTGCGAAATTCCACTCAAACTGTGATAATAGCATCTTTCGTGTAGCATCGTAGTGCAGCCTGCATTGTCTAGCTGTTTCGTTTTCTTCATCAAGGCTATATATCCTACCACCATTGATAAGACTAAGAGCCATATTACAAATATCAGTAGGTGTCATATTGCCCCCTTTATAGTGAAAAAGAGGGATGCATAAGCACCCCTCTTAAATTGTTATTCTTCTGTTTTCTTACCACGCTTTGGCTTTTCAACAGGTTCTACATCTTCTTTTACGATGCCATCAAACACTTCATCGCCAAACTGTTCGATGATTTCACTAGTTACATCGATTTCTGTACTTTCTTCTACTACACCATATTCACATAGATAGATTTTCTTTTTAGTTGTTACTAACATAATACACCTCTTAAATCATATCCACATCAAACACTAAGAATGCGGAAATAGTACCGCCTGTCATGTTGTTGGCATTAACTTTGATGTATTGCTTAGCACCATTACCTAAACGTGTTACTACTTCAGTACCAGCCTTAGCATTTGCAGGTAATGTAATACCATGTAGCAATACCGCACTTTCCATATTTTCCTTATGGGATGTATACACATTGAATAGTGGTGTGCCTGTTGCATCTTTGTCGATGCGAATCACGAGCCATGGTGCTTTATACGCATCACCGCCACCGTTATATACTGCAGGTGAGGATGTATTGGATGTGATGGCTTGTTTGTTGTAAAAAATATTCTCTTTATCTAATAGCATATATCGTTACCCCCTAATTATCTAACTTGTTCTTCGCCAATGATTAATGCATCAGTTCGTCTAACTGGTGTACCGTTAAAATCAACAGTGATTTTGCCTGGTTCTGCACCTGCTGCAGTTTGGTATTTGTGGCCCTCGTTGAGTTGTTTACGCAAATAACCACGAACAGTTTTGTTCATATACCATACCGCACGACCCATACCTAAGTTAGGGATTTTTTCTTCCGCATCAATCATTAAGTTGATAAGGTCTGCACCAGTAGCAGCGTTTTTAGTCAATTTAGTTACATCGATATTGCAGATACGAACCACATATCTCCAATCACGAACGGTTAAACCATTCTTCCATTGGTAGTGTGTTTGATATGCTTTGTATTTTTTACCATCGTTAGTAGTTACATCAACTACGCCATCATTATCCCATTTGAAACCAGCCGTAGAGCCTTTAGGGTAAATACCATGTACTGTGCTAGGGCCCCATACTACTAACCAAATAGATGTTAAATTAGCACCTGTACCACCAGCATCGATAATATTTTCGCCACTCTTAGCGGTTTTATCAGAATACCGTGGTGTAAAGCCTACGAATTTTTCAGGCATAGCCTTAGAGCCATAGAATAGCGTAGTTGCCATTTCTTGGTTCATAGATTCTAAGAAAGCACGATCTTCTTGTAAGCGAAATTCTTTTGCGTTATTAGCAATATCTGCTAAATCACGGTCTACTACAGCATAAGCCTCTAGCATGCCGCAAGTATCAGTTGCTTGTGCAGTTGTAGATTTGCTTGGTTCTACACCGTCATTAAATACACGCCAAGCAACTTTAGGTAAACCAGTACGAACGGTGGAGATGTTCCCTGTAGGTAAGTTACCTTCAAGCATTGTCATATCTGTTAACACTTCATTCGTTTGTGCCATAAGTTCTACGATATTACCGAGCGTCCCATCACCCTCCATGCGTTTTGTAATATCTAAAATTGTTGGATTCATTACTCCGATTGCCATATATTAATCTCCTTTACATGTCTTTATAAATAGCATCCGCCAAATCTTTCTCTGTTGTGATTTGATTTGCAGGGCTTCCATTACCTGCGTTGTTATCTTCGCCTGCCATATTAGCAATATGTGCGAATAATTGAATTACTTCTAACCGATTACCCAAGCCGTTTTCTGCCAAGATTTCACGGATATTAGGAATAGTTTTTTCTACTGCCTCTACGCCTGCGGCCGCTTGGCTTACAGTTTCATCAAACTTAACCCCTAATGTTTCTTTTGCGGTTTCTGCATACCCATCGTATTGTGCTTTTAGTGCCTCTTGCTTTTGTGTTTCATAAGCACTCACTAAATCTGTAGCATATTTGCTACCGAATTTAGCCAACTCTACTGCTTGTTCTTGTGTAGCACCTACACCATTTAGCATTTTTGAAAACTCATCTGCGATGGTTTGGTCTATCTCACCACCCTCAAATGCTTGTGTGAAATCATATACAGTAGGCTCTGCAGGTTGGTCGGTGTTATTATCACCGCCACTACCGCCTAAAATCGTGTTTTGGTTATCTTGCGTGTTCGGTTCTTGTGGTGCACCACTTTCCGCACTCGTTGTGTTATCATTCGTGCCTTGTTCTAATTCTTCTGCCATGTGGTTTATTCACCTTTCTTTTCTA